GGTCTAAGTCTTGTGCTGTGTCTTGTGCGTCTACGTAAGCTTTTACGGACTGCTGTGTTGGAATAAGTGTTGCTGAGTTAGAAGCCATGTTGTCTTCATCAACAAAAGCTGTCACTGTAATAGTACCATCTGTGATACTACCATATGTTAAAGTGTTAATAGTAGTAGCGTTAATTGTACCGCCTTCTACTTTATCACCAGAGATTTGATTATCTGCTAGTGTTAGTGAACCTGCTGAAACATCTAAAGTTTTACCAGAGCCTACAGTAATATTAGCGGCATCTATCGTACCACCGTTAATGTCTGCTGTATCAGCTACAAGGCTATCAATGTTTGCAGTGCCGTCAATATATAAGTTTCTCCACTGCTGTGTAGAGCTACCAAGGTCATATGTATCATCATCATCAGGAATAATATTAGAGTCTACATCAGCACCAAACACAACATTGTCAGTAGCCGCATCACCCATAGTGATTGTGCCGCCATTAAATGTAGTTGTACCTGTTACTGTTAAGTTACCACCAACTCCTAAGTTACCAGAAATATCTGCGTTGCCATTCATATCAATAGTTGTAGCGGCAATTTGGATTTCGGTATCGGCTACTATATCGAGTTGTCCATCAGTGCTAGAATTAATATAAATTGCTGTGTCTCTAAACTGTACTTTTTCTGTTGTTGTAAGTAATAGGTCATCTGAGAATTGAAAGTAATCCTCATCTTCCATCCAACTTAAAACACCATCGTTAGAGTTAGCATTAAAAGTAATTACAACATTGTTGTCTGTGTTAGTACCAAATACTAAAGCATTGCTAAACAGATTTGAAATTGGTCCACCATCACCTGCGGTAGAACCATCATGGGTATGTCCTGTTGCTACGTTAAAAGCATTTACTAGTTGGTTAAATTCGTTATTAAATAGTGCCGCCGTAATTGTATCGCCATCACTAAACGAACTCTGTCTTACATAAGTAGCCATTGATTATTTCTCCTATTGTCTTCCTGATGGTCTATAATTTACATACAAACCGTTAATTGCATATGGTGCATTTGTGTCTGCACTAAATATTTTAAAAAAGTTACTGTGTCCACTACCTGTTAAAGCTTGCCTTACAAGAGGCTGTTCTGTTGCACCAAACTTTTGAGCACCAAACAAAGCTAATCCAAAAATAGCAGGTTCTGGTATTTCTGTTAGCACTACGTCAGCAGGTTGTGGAGTATCTAAACTGTCGTAATCAAATCTAACTCTTAGTGTTGGCTGTGCATCTCCTTCTGGAGTAAATGCAATTTTAGCATAATCTAAAGTCTTAAGAGTTCCTAAGTCTCCATAATCATAATCTGGAGATTGATACTCTGCTTCAATGTTTGCACCGTTAAAACTATTACCTATATTATGATTAAAAATTTTACCATCTCTATCACCATGATAAACTCTTTCTAATCCTATACTATCAAATCCAGATGTAATAGCAGGTGCTTGTATTCCTAGTGTTTCGGACCATTCAAATCCTTGTGGTCTAAGTGTTCCTATAATACCTTTTGAAGTTGCTGTTGTATCTGTAGCTGTACTATAAAACATTCTGTATTGTGACTTGTCTCTAAGTACAACACTACTAAATTGTAATGTATTAGCGGCGGCGGCTATGTCATTAATTAAAGGCTGTATAGCCTGACTAATTGTACCTAACTCAACGTCACCAATTCTTGATGTACCAGCAACTGTTCTGAATCCATCAGGTGCTAAGAATATTAAGTCACCAGCAATCTCTTGGATTGTTTGACCATCTAAACAACCTACGTTTTTAGTAACAGGAACTACAGCAGTCGTAGCCGCATTATTTATATTTTGTAATTTAAATATTGAGTTTTGACAGAATATAAATAATTCGTTACGGAAACTTTTAAGACCTACTACCTTGTCTTCTAATGTTACACTACCTGAACCTGAACCACTAAAACTATCTATATCATTTGTACTACTATAATAAATAGTGTTAGGTGTAGAAGGGTCTCCTGCAACAACTAAATGTTGGTCATGTATTGTACAAAACTTTGCAGTAGTAGAACCACTAATAGTTATTTGACTTGCAAAGTAAGTTCTAGCATTTATGTTTGCGGATGTACCTGTCATTTTAAATAAGAAAGGTTTGTTATTACCACTCTTATCTGTTATAACTACTTCACCGTAAGTTGATGTACCTTCAAATATAGCAAACTCACATTGGTCTACACCGCTAAGTGCTAACTCACTTCTGCCTGTAAATGCAGAATAATTATCTCCACTAGCATCAACACTAGCTTTATTAAGTTGTAGCCAAGCATTATCTCCGTCTTGACTAAAAAATATATCATCACCTACAACGGCTATTACGCCATCAGCATATACTAACAAACCTTCTACATCATTAGTAGTATTAGGTAGCGTATCGCCAAACAAACTAAATCCGTTTATTCTACGATATCCACCCTCTGGTGATACTTCAAAGTTTCTTAACTTAGTAGCAACTCCTGGGGTTTGTAGTAACGCTAAAGAGTTAGTAGACTTATTAAGTCCACCTCCTAACGGTACGGAAAAAGGTTGAGAACCTGCCATTTAGAAATAAGTCCTGTCATCTGACATATAAGTAGGTGCAGGATTAATCAAATTAGATTTCATAGTCCTCATATTCTTTTTATATTCGTCAAGTGCGAAAGAAGCTTGTTGTAGATTTTCTTTAAATTGATGTACATAATATCTTGTACGTGCTGTGATTACATTACTATATTGTTCTGGCATAGTAATCGCATCGTTATATGCTGACAATGATGTAGGCTTTTCAAAAGCATAGAAGTGTACGTTATACACTTTATCAGGTATTGGACTTAATCCAAACTTCCTGTGGTCTGGGCTTTTAATAACATATCTTGGTTCACCATGAGAAGCATCTGAACCGTTTGCATCATCTGCATTTTCACTATCTCTATAATATTGTTTCCAATCAGATAGTGTTAAAAATTTTAATCCTTTAGAAACGTAAGGAGTTGTTTCTCCACTTACGTTAATTGTTGTTAAGTAAAAATCATCCCAGTCTACTGAAGAGTAGTCTGTTGTAATATTTGAACTACCGCTTTTTAAAGTATACCATCTTGTTCCTGCTGTTGTAGCTACAGTTACATTACCATAAAAAGGGTCTGTACCTCCACTAACTCCTGCTGAAAAAAAAGGTAGCTGTGGTTCTTGATTTGCTATATCAAATATAGATTTATTAATAGCATCTTTTACAAATGCTTGAATACCTGTTGCACTTTCAAAAGTACCAGAAGTTAAGACAACTTCATTAAGTTCTCTCAATACTTCATTACTTAAATCTAAATATGTACTAGCCATTATTTTTTACCTTTAGCTTTTATCTTTGCTTTTTTACTTAAATCTTTAAAATGGAAAAGTTTTACGCTGGTCTTACCGTGTGTTTTGCCAGAATGTAAATCTCCGTTAGGCATTTTGTGTGAACCGCCTTTATGTTCAGTGCCGTCTTTTTTATAATGTTTTACGCCTTTCATTATTAATTAGCCTTTGCTTTAGGTGTTCCTTTATAAACAGGTTGACATCCGTCCATTTTAACTTCTCCACCACTCATATAATTTACACGACCACCATACATCATTTTCTTTTTAGCCATACCACCGTATGTCATTTTCTTTTTTTTATCTTTACCATACATCATAATTATTTCCTTTAAAAAGTGGAGAGGTCCGTGAAGACCCCTCCAAGTTTGACATTAGTCAATTACGTAGAATGCACTACATAGGGCATCATCTCTAAGTACTTTCGCACCATAGACATGAAGACCACGCACAATATCACCAAACGATGTTGGGTCTCTCAACACTTCAGTTGAAAGAATTGTGTTTGCAGTAGCTGTAGAACTCATATGTCCAGCCATAACTTTACCAGTCGCATTAGACGTAGCGGCAATGTTATTAGACTTGTACATGTCGAATCCACGTAGCTTTCCACTAGAAACTAAACCGTTTCTGATTGAGCCTTGACCTGCGTTGAAGTCAACAGATAGCATTTTAGAGCCAGATTGTGACAACTCTTCATAGAATGAAGGAGGTGCAACAAACCAACGACCTTCTTCAGGTACGTTCTGGTCATCTAATAGTCTAGCCATTCTAGCCATTAGGTCAATAGCATCTACACCAGTTCCGTCTGAACCAAGTAGGTCTACAGAGTTAGTTGCGTGAGCCATAGTAGCATCAGCAGTAGCACTGTCAGAACCAATAATATGGTCAGGGGATGAAGCAGAACAACCAGAGAACATAGTAGCTAGTACAGCCGCATCGTATGCATCTTTAAGAGCATAAGCCGCAGAGCTTGAAGCTACTTCTTTGAAGTTCACATGTGACATGTTGCTTTCGATATCATCTACGATGAATTTAAAAGCTTTAGCACTGTCAACAACCAAAGAAATTTCTTGGTCGGTTAGTTTTGTGTCAGTAGTGTCAGAACCACGAGTGTAGTCTGATACTGAAATGACGGGTTCTTTGATAATCTTTACAGAGTCTCCGAAAGAGGAAATTTCACCAGCGTAATCTGTGTTGGTGATAGCTTCTACAACCGAGGCTTTTCTGAAAAAGTTTAAAACCTTTTTAGAGTAAACCGAAGGTAGGAAGAAACTATTAGTTTGTCCACTTACGGAGTTTGCAAAGTTAGCATTTGTATCTGTTGAGGGTTCAAAAAATTGAGCCATGATACTTCTCCTTTAAGTTAATTATAGTTTATTTCGAGATTCTGCCTTCTTGCATAGCATCTGATATTTCCTTTTCGTATTTATCAAATTCTGCCATACTCATAGACGCAATCTCCCTTTCTGACCAAATCTTTTCTGAGGTAGGAGTTACACTAGTTGTTTTAGTGGAAACCATATCTGCCGCAGATTGTCTGGTCGGTTTTTTAGAAGATGGCTTATCCTTTGGAACATCAATACCAATATCTTTTTTAAACAAATCAAGAGCACGTGAAGCTAGGTCGGCATCGTCATTGTTGTCATATATCCACGCTTGGATAGATGAGTGCTGTTCTTTTGCCCAACCATGAAAGTCATCACTGTTTCTGATATCTTCAAAATCAGGATGTCTATCCATTAACCTTTTCTCTGCATCTTGTCGTATTAAATCGTTTTCACGTTCTTGGAGTTTACTAAGGCGTTCTTCTAGAACTTTTGCTTTAGATTCGCTTTGCATGTGAGCAACGGTTTCTACAACTTCATACACATCAGGATAGTCTGTCTTAAACTTCTCAAGTTCTTCTGGGGATTTAGGTGCTCTATACTCAGGTTGTTTAACTTGGGTTAGTAGTTCTTCTTCCCTAGACTTAAATTCATTAAGCTTGCTATCGTAATGCTTTTTTAAATCATCATAGCGTTTCTTGTAGTCTGGCTTCTTGTAAGGGGCTTCCTTCTTTGATTCCAGTTCCTCTCTATTAACACTTCCTTCATTACCGATTTCAGTTACGTCATCGCTTTTAAAAAGTTTATTTTGAGGCTCTTCAAAATACATACTATTAGACGATACAAAAGGTTTATCATCACTGTTGTGCCAATCTTTTTTTGCATTATAAGGGTTTGGCGTTTGTTCTTTTTGGACTGTATTAGTCATCTTCTTCTCCTAATCAGGGCTTCGTTCACAAGGTAGCTCTATGTCGACTAGAGGGCTTGTATGTAAAGGTCGCCTTTCGGGTTTTTAAAATGATAGAGTGCCTATAAATAGGGTGGCTCTATCGCTGTCTTAATCTTGGATTAGATGATAACATACCCTTACGGATTTCGTTATCTACTATATCTTCCTCAACGGGTTGCCCTAATGGGTCAACATCTCGTCTTTGGTCAACTAGCATTCCACCAATATTAAGATTCTGTCTTTCATCTACTTTAGCTTCAGCATCTTTCATCATAGACATCAAAGTGTCTTCTCCGATTTCTTCTACAGCTTTAGCAGTAAAGACAAATTCACCGTCAGATAACCTTGCAGGTATACTGTCGGAGACTCCTGTTCCTGGTCCTTCTACAGAACCAGAGCCAGCAAATTCTTGTGCTACTCCCACTACTTTATCAAAGAGTGTTTGTAGTTCGTTATCTTGTTCTAGTTTTGACATAAGCATATCTTGTTCTTCTTCAGACAATGCTTCGTCTAATATAAAATCTGTATGGTCTTCTTCCATATCTTCATCACCTACTAACTCAGGTTGAGCAGGAATAATAGCTATACCGACATCACCACCCATGTCATAGTTGTCTCTGTCGTCTGTTAGCATTCCTTTCTTTTTACTATACATTTTCTTCTCTCCTAGTTAGTGCTTCTTTAACCTGTAGGTCCAACTGCTCTAGGCGTACCAGAGAACTCATTTTCCCCTGCAAGCGGAACATTTCCTGTTCCGATGTTGCCACCACCAGTGCCTGTAGGTCCAAGGTCTTGAGATTGTTGAGGTGCTCCTTGAAGTCCTCCCATTGGGGACTGTTGACTATTGGGTTGAGCTTCTTCGCCATTTGTTTGTCCAGCATTTTGCATTCCTATAATTTGTGCCATCACAGCCGCTTCTTCAGGGTCGTTGAGTATCTCATCAGGGTCTAAGTCTAAGCTGTAGGCTAATTCACTAATCAATTTAGAAATCTTAACAAATGGTGCAACAGCAGGATTCTGAGCAGTTTGTAAGAACATTGTCAATCTTTGACTTCTTACTTCTTTCTGCATCAAGCTATTAGTACCAGTAGCCTTAACTTCTAAATCACCTTTGACATCCAACTCGTCCTCTAGAAATTGCATGTTCCACTGGAAGTAGGCTTCTCCTAGTGGTTTCAATAAAAAGTCATCAAGGTTCTTGATAACTGTTTTAATGTTTAAACTAGATGCTCCAAGTAACATAGACATACCAGAGGCAGTCCTTGTCATACTTTGAACACCTGTTTGTCCGTGAGAGTAACTAGGTATACCAGTCTGCTCATCTGCAAGTTGCCTAAACTTGTCGAACATCATTAAGTTTTCTTGTGATGTATTAGGAAACTTTAAGCCATGTATAGCTTGCCCAGGCATTCCTGCTTGTCTGCGGAATATCTTTCCTGGATATATTTCCATTGATTGCCCACCAACTAAAGCAGACTCGTCTACATCAAAGACTAACGACCCAGACATTGCTAGGTTGTCAATAGCCATTCTTGCATGACCATTCATAATCTGTTGAGAATCATCCATGTTCTCTGCTACACCAATACCAAAGAAGTTATATGGGTTTCTTTCGTATGGGAAAGCGTGATATGGGATTCTATAAGGAGTGAAAGGATTAAGTACTGCTCTTAATAAGTAAGTACCACATGTCCATATATTTACTTGTACTTCGTCTAGGTCATCAACACTGTCGGGTAAGTCAATACCTACTTCTCTTGCATACTCTGCATCCATAATGCCCCAGTATTCTAAGACTTCAAAGTTAGAACCAATCTCTTCATCGTATCGTGAATCATCTTTTAATTGGCTTTCAAAATCTTTTTCTACATAGTTTGGACCCATTTGAATTGCACTACGTATAGCATCGTCATCAAAGTAAGGCATGTTTCGTAGTTGTCTTAATTGACTACGATTCATTTTATGTCTATGGATTACATACTCACATTCTTCCATATTAGTTGCATTAGGGTCTGGATAAAAATCCCAACAACTAACAAACTCAATACGTGGTACTCTAACTTCTAAAGGATTGTAAGCTCTGTTACCTTCCTCATCTGTATCCCACTTGTGTAATTTTTTATTAAAGTTAAATGGTCCTTTGACAATACCAGTACCTAATAAAGCCGATTCTAGTAAAGCATTTCTCATTTCAGAGTTGCCGTTAGATTCTTCTATCTGGTCATGGATTAACTTCTCCATACGTCTAGCGGCTCTTTGTGATGGAGATAGTTCTAGAGCTTGTGGGTCAGGACTTGCTCCGTCTGTAAGTATACCTGCATCTTCTGCTTGGTCTTCTAAGCTATCTTCAAATATTCCGTTTAAGTAAGTAGCTCCTGCTTTTAAAACTTTACCGTCACCTTCATAGCCTACATCATATGGGTTATCTTTAAGGTTTCCAAAGTTATCTGGTCGTTCTTCTTCTTCACCCATTGAAGTTTCTAAATTAGGAGTAGGGTTAGAAGTATCTAAGTGTGCGTAGTTTGTTTCACCTTCAGGTATCTTGGTTTCCGAAATTCCTATCGGAAATTTCCCTGTACCAAATATAACATCTACAAGTTGACCAAAAGCCGCAAGGACTTTTGTTTTAGTAATCTTTACAAATACTCTAGACTTTTCAGACTCCCTAAACTTCACGTTCTTAGAGTAAAGCCCTCTATAGTTCTCGTAAGCTTTAAGCCAACGAGTCTCGTCTGTTTGTCGTGCGTCTTCTGCAATTGCAAATCTATCTTTGATAGTTCCAATAAGATTTCTTTGCACATCCTCTTCAAGTGTTAGCTGGACACCAGATTCGCCTTCTACTTCTTCATAAATACTATTAGCGTTTAAAAATGTATTTTCGTTTTCTGCCATATCTTAATAACCAAAAGTTGAATCAGAAGGGCTAAATACATCTGATTTTATTCTTAACATCCTATCTTGAGGATGGTCCATTCTTGGTCTACTCATAACCAAGTACCTTAACGCATCGTATGCGTGGTCAGCCGCGTGAGTGTCAACATCTTCAGGGTTAGACTTAGAAAGTGGCAAAGCCTGTATTTCTTTTATTAGATTGACACATGTATTAAATATCTGCAATCTAGGTCTTCCTGTACTGTTGTTCTTTCTCAAATGCTCATGTATCTGAGTCTTACCTGCTAACCTATTCTTATCGGCTCGTCTTAGTTTATGTCCTTTATTAACTAATATCTCACCTATCGTTGGACCAGTATATCCTGTTCTTGACCAAGCGGCTGTATCTAATACACCTGCTATTGACCTAATCTCATCCTGTTCCATTTCTGTAATGGTATCTCCGAGTGCTTCACCTGTTAGACCCTTTCTGTATAGTTCTCTATATATTATGATGGTCTTATCTTCAGGGTCTATCACAGCCCAGAGACAACAACTTTCTGCGGCATAACCGTAGTCTACCGCTTTAACTCTTTCCCACCAACTTGGTAATTCAAATGGTGGTATAACGTGTGTCTCTACTTCAAACTCTGCAAATGCCGCACCTTCTGAGATATCCCAGTTACCTTCCAACAACTGTTTACGTTGTATGGCTGGTAAGGATTGCAACATCCTTTCGTATTCACCGTCTTCAGCAAGGTGAGGATTATCCTGTAACAATGCTGGTATAAACTTTCTTGTGAGTCCGTCATGTCCTTGGAAACTTGTATTATTTTCCGCAGGTTCTACGTATCTCTTTTTAACCCAATGAGCACCTACACCTCCTGGGTTAGCTGTACATCTGAGATATGTCTTAATCTCTGGGTTAGTCGTTCTTAGTCGTGATGCTAAGTAGTTCCAACCAAACTCTGTAGGTAAATGAGTTATCTCATCAAAACCTATCCAACTGTACGCTTGTCCTTGATAACGATAAACATCTGCATCTCGTTCCAAGAATCCAAATTCAATCTTTGCTCCACTAGGGAACTGCCATAACTTTTCTACTTCTTTAAACTTAGCACCTTTAAATGCTATTGGATAAAGCTCACGAGACTTATCTATTAGTTCTCGTAGTTCTGGCATAGACCTTCTTAATATTAAAGCTCTGTGTTCTGGGAAGTGACAGTATCGCAACGGGTCTATTAACATTGCAAAACTTTTACCACCACCTGCCGCACCACCGTAAAGAACATCCTTCTCACCTGCGGCAAGAAAGTCTGTCTGCGGTCCTTCGTTTGGCATAAAAGCCACATGAGAACCAGTGCTATCTAAATGTTGTTGTATAGTATCAGGTAACTCTTTGGTTTCTGATTCTGTTAAAACATTAGATGTTAAAACTTTCTCTTCTTTGTCAAATTCTTTTTTGACTCTTGCTAAACTTCTTGTTAGCTTTTGAACTTTCTTATTCTTTTTCTGTAATTTATTCTTAGCCTGTAAAGCCAACTTCATATCAGAAAGTTCTGAATTCTTAGGTCTACCCGATTTTAATCGAGGAGTACCATCTTTCTTTAGTATATAACTCCCATCTGGGTTTGTCAAGTACTTTTTTGATTTATCTACCATATAGTTTATCTACGTGCTTCTTTAATCCTGGTCTAGACATCTTACGTCCTGTCTCTGCTTCTAACCAGTCTACTCCAATACCCAGACTAATTTCCCCATGAAAGACTGCTTCAGATACTTCTTTAAGTACCTGTAACTCTTCATCTATAGGCTTTAAGAAAGAACCAGCTTCGTTTTCTAGTTCATATCCAAAAGGTATAGTAGAAGAAGTTCTGGTTATGTAACCATCCTTCATTTTACTTTCCTATACTTCCTAACTTTCTTCGCTACTTTACTTGGTTGTTTAGAGTGTTGCTTTCCTTTAGCTGTATCTGCTCTTTTCTTTCTGGTTGTTTTGGCGTACTCTGAAGATGAAAGTGCACTAATCGCCTTCTTCGGGAGATATCTCTCACCTGTCTCAGACGATTTCTTACCACTTTTGGTAGTCCATTTCTGCTTTGTCCAAGCTTTAAGACTTCTTTGCGGTTTTTTTAGGTTTGACATTTTTCTTAGCCTTTGGTGTTTCCGTAGTTAAACATTTTTTAAATAGTTTTGCATATCCTTTTTTAACTGCGTCTATCCAGTTTGTTACATATAGTTTACATGTGTTGTAAATGTTTCTTATTTTATCCATCATTTATAGCCACCTCCAGCGGCTTTATATTCTTTTGCTAAAAGCTGGGCTTTTCGAGCAGACCATTGTCCAGCGTTGCCACCTTTAGTGCCACGCTTAATCTTCTCGAAAAGTCTCTTACGCATACTTGGCTTGGTATAGTTCCCAGCTTTGTTGACCGTAGACTTACTTTTTGTTTTCTTTTTTGTCGGCATTATTTTTCCCAAAAATTATATCCCAATTATCTCTATACTGCTTAGAATGTATATCTATTCTAGGTTTAGAACCTTTACCACCATCACTGGTCTTGTAAATACTTCTACGCAATGGTACAGCATTTTCATTACTACCTATCTGTGACATACTACCACTTAACCTTATCAGCCCAATATGCGGCTGACATCTTACCCTTTGCAATATTCTTACCATGTCTTGCTTTAAAAGACTTTCTTTTAGCTTTCATTCTAGCTGATTCTCCTGCTTTAGGAGCACCTGCTGTCTCAGCACCCTTCTGACCAAAACGTATTGTTTTAATCTTATCACCTTCTTTAGCCACTACAATGTGTGACTTCTTAGGATGACTAGGTGTTCGTTTAGGTTTGTTAAAGCCAGAGACTCCTGCTCTCTTTAACCTACTATCTTTTTCTTTTGGCATTAGTTTTCTACCTCCTGATACGTAGCATCTTCAGCCTCAATAACTACTGGAGCTTTATCGGGCATTAAAAAGATACCACCACTGTTTACATTATGATTAACATCTATCTTATCTACTCTACTGACCCCTACCCTATCTAGTAAAGTCTGTGCGGCTGTTAGCTTATTAGCGGCTTGCACTACAGGCTTCTTAGATTCCATAATTTCAACAACTTTAAAAGCCGCTTTGGGGGCAGAGTTAGCTAGTATCTCTTGAGTGAGTTCTAGTATCTCAGACTTTAAAGTCTTGACAACATGATGATAATGACTGGAATAACCTGCAAGCTCTGCGGCTTTCTTTGCATCACCTTGAGTATCTACAAGATGAGTAAGGAAAGACTGTTGCTTTTCAGTTAGTTCTCTTTTTGTTGTTGTTCTATCAACACTTGGTAAAATAGCCATGAATCTAGTATACAGTTCTATTTCAAGATTGTCAAGTTTAAATTAAGACTTGACAAAAGTGTATTTGAAGTGTACAATAATATTGTGGTCCCCCACGGTCAATATAGACAATCCCTTGTCATCATTCTGATAAAACAATCACCTCAAATAAATACTTCCTAGTCTCTTAAACTTTAAAGGTTTTAGTGTCGGGGCGTTAACTAGTTCTGGTTAATGGGTTGTGCGTTATAAAATGTATAACCATGCTATAGATATATAGGGTAGGGGGAGTGGGCTCCTGCCACCCCCTGAGTAAACTGAGAGAGGTGGTTCTAGTAGACCATTGGTGTACTCCAAAGCTCAATAACTTGGAAGACTCTAAGGCTATTCAATCTAAAGCAAGTCTATTCAAATAACTCAAGAGACTTTAATGTTTCTAAGCTCTACAAGTCTTCCAAGTCAGTCTCCATTCTAAAGCTTGACAAGGCTTTAAAGCCTTCACTGGTGTAGTATTCTAACATACTCCAAGGTCTTTGTCAAACTTATAGCCTAATTAATTTATGTATGTGAATCAGTGAAGTCTTTCTTCATCGAAAGCTACCATATATATTCTCCATGATAATTTAAAAAGCTTTATAGATTCTTGAACACACAGCACTGTAAAGCCTTCCAAGCGATTAAACCCACATCCCCAATGGGCGTATGTCACAATCAGGATTTGTGTGGCTTAGCTATTGTGTAAGCCCCTAAAGTTACGTTGTTTGAATATTAGAATCACACTTTCCCCCTAACAATTTCTAGTTTACAGGAATATAAAGATTTTAAAGTGTCAACGTGTTAAACTTTTTTATGCTAAAAAACTTGAACATCTGCAAGCAGACAAGCTTATGACACTTTAAAATCTTTATATTTTAATCCTGTAAGAAATTATAAGGAGAAAAGCATGATT